TAATTTACTTGTTTTCTGAAATTTATATATATTTATATATGAAATATTTAATTAACAATTAATCGGAGGTTATGTAATGTCAGAAGAAATTAAATTTACAGAAGAAGAGATGAAAAAAGTTTCTGAAATTAGACAAAAATATGTTACAATTCAAAATAGTTTTGGACAAATTTCTATAAATCGTTTAAGACTAAATCAACAAAATGATGATTTAGATAAAGCTGAACAAACTTTAAGTACTGAATTTATGGAAAACCAAAATTCTGAAAGAGATTTTGTAGATGAAATAAATAAAAAATATGGTGATGGTAATTTAGATATCAACACTGGTATTTTTACAAAATCACAAACCGAAAATAAATAATAAATTATATAAATTATTTACTCGTTTGGAGTTTGAATCATATATTTATATATGAATAATATCGTTTTGCGCAAACATTCAAAAATTAATTAATAGGAGATTTCCAAATGGCAGAAAAAATTGTATCCCCCGGTGTCTTTACCAAAGAGATAGATGCTTCTTTCTTACCAGCAGCAGTTGGTGATATTGGAGCCGCAGTCATAGGTCCGACTGTAAAAGGACCAGCTATGGTGCCAACAGTAGTTACATCATACGCAGAATTTCAAGAAAAATTTGGTGATGTTTTTATTAGTGGTTCTAATGAATACACTTACTTAACATCAGCCACAGCTAAAGAATATTTGAGAAACGCAGGTAGATTAACTGTGGTTAGAATACTTGATGGTGACTATGGTGGTGCAACCGCAACAGTCGCTGATAGTATAACTTCATCAGCAACTGGTGCAGTAGCTGCTACTGGTTCAGTTAAAATTGTAGGTAACCCATTTAATTCAACAACAAATGATGTGTTTCAAATAACTGTTGGTGGAACAGCTTTTAATTTTATAGCTGCGAGTGGTTCGAATAATGCTGATACAGTTCTTCCACCTGATGGAACTAATAACTTCTATTATGCTTCAGGTTCAAGTACTGCTAATAGTTTGGATAACTTAGTTGCAAAAATTGATGCTGCTAGTATTGGTGTAGATGCTGTTGATGGAACTACACATCTTCATATAACAGCTTCAAGTACAGGAACTAGTGGTAATTCAATTACAGTTCAAACTGGTTCAAATGATACTCAATTAGCTGCTACTCAACTAACATTGGGTGGTGGAAAAGCTGGTACTGGTGGTGCAGGAACTTCGTTTAAACTTAACACTATAGCTGATGGTGCTATAATGAATAATTCAGAAGCAAGTTCTGGAACAAATAATATACTTACAAGTGGTTCTAAAGACAATTTAAGATTTGAAATCGCTTCTAAAAATAATTCTAAAGGTACATTTACTCTTTTAATTAGAAGAGGTGATGATACTCATAAAAATAAACAAATCCTTGAAACTTGGAATAATGTTTCATTAGACCCAAGAGAACAAAACTATATCGGAAAAGTGATTGGTGATTCAGTTGTCAATATAGTAGGTTCTGGTGGTTCAGATCCTTTCTTACAAATGAGTGGTTCTTTTCCAAATAAATCTAAATATGTTTATGTTTCTGATATAAAAGATACTATTAAATATCTTGATGAAAATGGTGTGATAAGTAATGGTGCTTTATCAGGTTCTCTACCAACTGTTGGTAGTGGCTCATTAAATGGTGGATTTAGTGGTGGAAAAAATGGTGAAGCTGGCTTTGATGCTTTAGGTAATGTAGTAGGTACATATACAGCTGCTCCTTATAATTTCTATGATAAAATAAGTTCTACAAATTCACAAGGATTTAGATTGAATAATACTACTTCAGATCAAGGTGGAAGTTCTTATATAGATGCTCTTAACTTATTAGCAAATGCTGATGAATATGATATTAACTTATTATTGATACCAGGTATTGTTGATAATTTTGGAGGAGGACATACAGGAATTATAACAAAAGCTATAGATGTTTGTGAAGCTAGAGGTGATTGTTTCCTTATTTATGATAGTGTTGGATATGATACTACAAACATAAGTACTGTCACAACTAAAGTTGAAGAAAGAGATTCAAACTACGCAGCTACATACTGGCCATGGGTTCAAACTACCGATTCTCAAACAGGACAAATGACTTGGGTGCCACCTTCAACAGTATTGTCTGGTATTTATTCATTTAATGATAAGATAGCAGCGCCGTGGTTCGCTCCTGCTGGATTGAATCGTGGAGGTTTGGATACAGTAATTCAAGCAGCTAGAAAATTAACTCACGCTAATAGAGATGATTTATATGAATCTAATGTTAATCCAATCGCAACATTCCCTGGACAAGGGGTTTGTGTATGGGGTCAGAAAACATTACAGAAAAAATCATCAGCTCTTGATAGAGTTAATGTACGAAGATTAATGATTAAAGTTAAGAAGTTTATTGCGGCTTCTTCAAGGTTCTTAGTATTTGAACAAAATACTGCTCAAACAAGAGAAAGATTCTTGAACATAGCTAACCCATACTTAGAACAAGTACAATCACAAAGTGGTTTAAGTGCTTTCAGAGTAGTAATGGATGAAAGTAATAATACTCCTGACATTGTAGATAGAAATATCCTTTTTGGACAAATC